CTAGTTCAGTCATGCTGCCTTTTCAGTTTCTTTTGTTAATTGTTTAAAATGGGGACAGAAAGTATTTACATTGCAATAACTCATGCAACGAGTGTCTTCTCCAGGACGGAATTCAACTTCATAACATGATGGTCCGGCAGATAAGTCATGAGCTTTTGCAAATGCATCATCATAATTATCTAAAACCTTAGTGGCTTTCTTATTGCCGACCTTTTTAACAGCCCATGTATCAGGTTTATGCCAGCGTTCTTCTTCTGAACATATCCAATTAGATACATCCTTTTGTGAAGATTTGGCACCAACATTAAAATCAGCTGCCATATTGAGTTCTATACGCTTTAACAGAAACTTTTCTGCTTCAAGACTAGACCATATAGGTATTCCTATAAGTTGATAGGGTTGCTGTGGATATTTAGCAGGATCATTCCTATAACTGTTGAGCGACCAATCTCTGTAGAATGCTATCACAACAAGATCTGTTATACGTCTGGCTACTGTTAACATTTTCATAGGATTTTGCTGATTATCATGTAGAAGTTTCAGCAAATTAAGCTGATCATGCCATTCTTGTTTACCTTTAGGGTTATTTAGTGCTGACCATGCAGATGTGACTTTCCAATCATAGATTGTATGCCATAAATCATCTCCTATATTTCTATATTCTTTATAGTCAATCTGACCACTTATGGTCTTACCCATACGTTTGATGAAATAACGTGTTTCTGCTGTACCTTGATCATCTGAAGAGTTCTCTATGAAAGAGTGTATAGCAGATCCAAATAGACTCCAGATCCTGCTATCAGCATCTTCTGTTACTTCATCATGGTGTTTACGTTGAAGTGCAGCTTGCCAAGGTGGTTTGATAAGTTCAGTGACTGTTAGATCACTGTTGCCCTTATCATAAGTTTCGTGTTGTTTGAGGATTGCCTTATAGAGAATATCTGGCATCCAGGGGGGTTGTACTATGTCCATATAACCTTTCAATTCAGGTTGATTATTCGGATTCGTTGAGTAACCTCCTCTTCAAATCCCGTTTACGTCTCCATAGTGCTTGATGCACTGCTGAAGCAACTGCAGAGTTTTGTCTCGTCCCTGCGACTACCATGTATGCATAGGTCTTGGTAACGCCAACATCCTGGGCGATTTCCTTCAGGTTTACTCCTCCCCAGAACTTAACTTGTTCTTGTAAGTGAGACATAGTGTTGTTTTGTTTAAAGTTTAAACAACATTATGACATCTGTTCATACTTGTCAACAAAATTGTTTGAATCATTGGTTGTAACCAATACGTTGGTTAACCAAAGAAGCGCGCAACGCGCTTTAAAATACGCTTTTTACTCAAAAGGCAAAGAAAAGGGCCAAAAGTTGCCTTTCAGCCCCTTAATATTATATCACATGTTTTTGTCGCTAAGCTTGCAATACAAAATGAAAGTTATGCTGCTAATGCAACATCCTCCCAACTGCGTGACTTCATATTGACAATATCCCAACCGATTGATTCCATTTCAATGGATCTATCAACTGAGGTGCATTGTTTTGCTGCATTGGTCACTGCATTACCCATCCCCCATTTTGTTCTGTCTCCTCCCAGTAATAATGCTTCCAGGATAGCTTCAGACTCCATTTCAGAGAATTTATGCTTCTTTGTGATCTCTTCTACTGCTTTCTGAGGTCTTTCAACTTCTGCACTGTCTTGAGATACTATGATTCTGTCTGTGATTTCCTCAAATGTCTGTCCATTGAACAAATGAGTCATCTCATCTTCCATCGTCATAAGCCATGCACGGTCCTGCTGAACGATAGTCTCATTTCTGTAGACTTCAGCACTGAAAGCCATATCCCGTTTAGACCCAATATGCTTTCTTTGTATAGTGTACTTTGCATCGTTGACAGTCATACCATTGAGACACACAAGCCTCTCAAGTATCGGAGAGACTTTGATCTTGCCCAGACCCGTTTCCGAGTTTTGGGCAAGAAAACCTAATCCTACTATGTCTCCCTTCTGCTGCTTACTGATATCTCTAGTCATATTAGGCATGAAACATCGCATATACATGTGATTATCAGTGATGTAACTATCCTTAACCACCATGTTATGCTTGTCTGCAATGGGTACTATTGCCTGTAGTACATCAAAGTTATCAATCGTAGCATATGCATTACTCAAGTAAGCTCTACCAGTATCTCCCCAAGCACGTATAAGCCTCTGCTTTGGTTCATGATTAAACCAGTGCTGTACATTGTCTCTGAGTAGATCAGGAGCCTTCTGTAAGCATTTATCGAAGTAACTCTTAGGCAACTGTATATTGTTTGCCAACTGAGTCGTCATGGTGTCATTCATCTCTAATTGAATCATACCATTTTGGGTGGAAAGATTAATCAGAGGTGTATTCCTACTTGAGGAAGTACCATCTTCTTCGAATATTTCAGTAGAACTATAATTGAATTGTATATTGTTTGTGTCATGTACGTGGAAATCACGCTTTATCTCTTCATCATTCTTGATCTTCTTTACTAGATCATTGATGTCGTATCCTGGTTTCATGCAGTCTCCTTCAATTCGTTTTCATGATTAATTTTTATAGCATCTTCAGTATTATCAAGAAATTCGGGTGAATTATGTTGTCGAAGTTGTTCATTAAGCTCTTCCCAATCTGTGACATTCACCATCTTCCTGAGTTTCATTTTGTCTTTGATGCTCCCTTTCGTATTGTTATATAGAATATTTACTTCATCATCATGGAATAACTCTTCAAGTTTCCTCATGACGCATTCTGCATTGTAACCATCATATTCTCCTACTTGATCTGCATACTTCATATATACTTGAAGTGCATTACGCATCGTTATGAGTTCTGTGACTTCAAAACGGGCACGTATATGCTTCACTGTTTTTACTGTTTCAATTAGATCCATATATTCCTTATTCAATAGATTCTGTGTAATCAATAGGAACAACTTTTGGAAACTTCCACTTTAATCGCATCGTTTCCACTTGCTCCAGTTTACCCTGCTCAAGAAGTCCTGATAATGAAGCTTCTTTCCAGAGGGTTCCTTCGTACACATCACACATTTCTGCAATCAGTGCACGTTCTGCACCCGTAGGTACAAGATCTATGACCATTTGATCTTCAAAACTATCATCTAATTCAGAATGGTAATTCATCTGACTCCATGTTTGACGGTTGATCGCTATTACTTTGGCTATCAATTTCTGCACGATGAGACTTGCTAACGTACCCACTACCGCCACAGATATCGCACGGCCCAATATCACTAACATAGTTATCCCATTCGTCTAAAAGGTTTACATGTCCATATCCTGATCCATTACAGCTTGGACACTGTATTTTAGGGTCTTTATCCATTATTCTTCCTCTTCTTCATAAAAGAATTCATTGATGTGACACATATCAGCAACATCTGATTCAGACATGTATTTAACACATGCCATTATAACTGTGTCTTTTGATAACACTTCGTCTTCTACCATCTCTAGAAGCTTGTCCGTGTTTTCACGAGCATTCATTTCTCCTCCATGTAGGTTATCCAATCTTCTTGGAATTCGTCGGGGTTACTATCGTAAATAGACTTAAATGCATCTTTTGCATAGTCCTCTATATCGTCCTGTGTTAAACGACTTAGAATCCTGTTTATAAGTTTGTTTACGTTATCATCAGTCATCTCTACTTCTTCAGGTAGGTGACTGTCATCATGTAACGGATGATCCATCTCTACGCTCCGATAAGGGGGAAACTAAAAAAAATAAATCCATTAAAAAAATACTACTGGTCGCATATTATCTCTACGCTCCGCTAATTCATCGCAGAAGTAAAAAAGTATGTACGTGAGAGCATGAGGTGAAGGGCGAACCCTACACTTGGTCCTGTTGCGTACCTCATACTCCCACGCATTGTTTATACCTCTTGCTCTTGCTTGAGTGCACTGATTCTAATGCCTGTTGCTACTCTCAACCCATGTAGCTGAGAGTGTAATTGCAT